AGAGACAAACGCTACGCCCGACAAAATGCTGTTAATTGAAGCCGCTAATTATCAGGCTTTGGAATGCGCTCGACTGTGCAACATTCCGCCTTATCTGTTGGGTATTTCTACTGGCTCCTACGCTTACACAAACAGTCAAAGCGCCAAGTCTGACCTGTGGACTTTCGGTCTTAGCATGTACGCCGAAGCGATCACCTCAGCATTATCTCAACAGTTACCTAGGGGAACTCATGTTGAGTTTGACTTTGAGAACTATCTGAAGGACTACACAATGGAAGAACATGGTATGAATATGCCTAAGGAAAACACTCAGGAGAGCCTCGCATGATCAAGTTTAATTTGTCTAATTTCACGATTGACGCTGCCGCCCCGGGCGAACCAGCTCGCCGAACCATCACGGGGACAGCCCTTCCCTATGACACTTTTGCAACTGTCGCTGACGGCACCCGAGTATCTTTCGCCCCGGGCAGTCTCCCCACGACAGGCAAAATGCCAAAACTGTTTATGTACCACGACTCAACACAGCCCGTAGGCCTTGTCACTGAGCGTCTAGATACCGCTGAAGGCATGATGTTTACAGCCAAGATCAGTAACACTCGGGCTGGCGACGAAGCCCTAGTTTTAGCAGCTGATGGCGTCTTGGACTCTGTGTCTGTAGGCGTTAACCCTACAAACTTTAAGTATGACGACAGCGGCGACATGATCGTCTTTGCTGCCGATTGGGTTGAGTTGTCGCTAGTTCCCACACCTGCTTTTGTTGGTGCTACGATCACCCAAGTAGCGGCGTCTGCACCTGACGAAGAAGCCGAAGAACCAGTTACAGAACCTGAAACCGAAAAGGACAAAGAACCCATGGAAATTCAAGCAGCCAGCGCCGAAGTAGTAATTCCTACTCAGCCGATTTTCGCTACTGTCAAAAAAGAATTCGCTATGCCTTCGGCAGCTGAAATGCTTGCCGCTATGCACATTGGCGGCGACACTTGGCATAACGTGAACGACGCTTTCAAGCAGGCTCAGCGCCGCCAGTCAACAGCCCTTCAAGCGGCAGCTGGAGACATCTTGAGTTCTGACACTCCGGGCCTTTTGAACCAAAATGTGCTCGGCAGCCTGTTCCAAGACCTGAACTTTGTTCGCCCTGTCGTCAGTGCCTTTGGCGCTCGAGCCATGCCGGGTACGCCTAGCAAGACTTTCATTCGCCCTACGATCACGACCCACACTTCGGCCGCTGAACAGACAACCGAACTGACTGCAGCTTCAGCGACAACTATGGTGATCGCTTCTAATGTGGTTACCAAAAAGACTGTCGCTGGCCAAGTAACTTTGTCGGTACAAGACATTGACTTCACTGACCCTGCCGCCTTGCAGTTAGTGCTTAATGACCTTGCTGGCGAAGTCTTAATCAAGACTGACGACATCGCAGCTGACGCTTTGGTCACTGGCAAAACTGCTTCAGGTTCTACTTGGACCGTCACCGCTAACGACCCTTCATCTTTGATTAGCGCCTTGTATGACGCAGCTCGAGAGATCACCGAAGACAGCAACTACTTCCCAACTCACCTTTGCGTCAGTCCTGACGTATGGGAAAAGTTGGGTAGCCAGTTGGACGGTTCAAAGCGTCCGATCTTGGGTTACACCACGAACGGCGTCCTTGGACAGAACAGCATTGGTCGTGTAGGCGGCCTTGGCTACAACCAAATGGACGTTATGGGCTTGACGCTCGTAGTTGACAACAACTTCGCCAGCGGAACCATGCTCGTCGTTTACGCTCCGGGCTTTGAAATCTACGAAAGCGGCCCTCAGCTCATGACCTTTGACGACGCTTCTAAGCTCGGCAAGACATTCTCACTGCACCAGTACTTCGCCACCTTCGTAGCCAAGTCAAGCTTTATTCAGGGAATCGTAATCGCATAGTCGAAAGGCGGCCTGCTGGCTATGGCCACCTACCAAATCATATTTGCTCAACTGCTAGACAACTATGCAGTAGTTCAAACCCTGACTAACCCTGAAATACAGGCAGGCGAAAGCATTGTCGTCGCTAGTGTCTCAGCAACTTTTAACGGCACAAAAACCGTTTACGCTATGCCACAGTACGAATTTCTTGGCGTAGACAGCGACGGCGATCTGCTCTTTAACACAAGCGTCCCGATACCTAATCAGGTGCTTTACTATGTCGCTGGCACAGATACAGATCGTTACGCAGTCATACCTCAAGGGACGCTTACCCATACGCAAACCTGCACATGGACAAACGGCACCCAACTAGCCGCATACCTTGGCATAGACCTTGCAGGCGTAGACGAAACTGCTTTTTTGACTGAATGTGCTAACGCTGCAAACAACTTCATCTACCTTCGCAGACAGGAAAGCGGCTATACGGACAGCCTGACAACTTCGCCCGGTACGCAAGTATCGCTAGCAACGAAAATGTATGCGGCCGCCATGTATCGCCAAAGAGGTTCTGTAGACCAATTTGCCAGCTTCTCAGAGATGGGCCAAGTACCGACAACAGGACTCAGCCCGATCATTAAGCAGCTTGCAGGAATCCCTAGGCCAGCTGTCGCATGACCGTATATACAGACCTGTTTAACGAGGCGATAGACGATCTCATTACGACCTTGGCGACGATTACTAACCTTCGAGTCACGACAGACCCACAGAAAATAAACCCGCCCTGTGTATTTCTTGACGCTCCTACTTTTGACAGCTGGTCTTCGGCGATAGTCAAAATGACGTTTGCTGTCAAAGTGATCTCGCTTGGACCGGGCAACCTAGACGCCATGCGAAACATACTCAGTATCACCGCTTTAATGCTTGCTAAGAAAGTCGCTGTTACAGCTGGACGCCCGGGTTTCATTACTATCGGCGGCCAAGACTTCCCCTGCTACGATCTAGACATATCCCTACAAGCACAAGCGAGCGCATAATGATCAAGATTCTTTCACCAAGAGTAGGCGTACCGGGCGAAGCGTTTGTGCCCGAAGAAGGTATCAACCTTGAAGCCTTGATCGCTGGCGGTTTTGTGGTGGACACAAGCGCCAAGAAATCTGCTAAAACTACTACCGACGAACCGAAGGACTAAACCTCATGGCAACTAGCACCTATCTCTCTAATCCTGCTCTCACGATTAACGCTGTGAACCTCAGCGACCAATGCACCAGCGCCGTTATCACTCAGGTGAACACCGCTCAAAACGCTTCCACCTTCGGCAGCCTTGACTCGTTCTATGTCTCAGGAACGACCAATAACACTTTTGAATGTGAATTGTTTATGAGCTATGCGGCCTCAGAAACGTATGCAACTTTGGCGGCCCTTGTAGGGACTCAAACAACGATCACGATCTCGCCTACCGCTGCAGGTCTTGCAACGCCTTCGGCTACAGCGCCTAAATTTACTTTGACTAACTGCTACCTTGAATCGTTGCCTTTGATTAACGCCACCCTTGGCGAACTGTCGTCTATCTCGCTCAGTTTTCAGGGCGGCACTTTAACTACTGCAGTCGCATAATCTCAACCCCTACAAGAAGGACCCGACATGAAACTTACTCTTAGAGTTGATCAGGGCGACGGCCCGCTCGAAGTGTCTACAAACCTGTTCACGATCGTGGCTTGGGAACGAAAGTTCAAAACTAAAGCCAGCAAGATCGCCGACGGTATCGGTATGGAAGATCTAGCGTTTATGGCTCATCAGGCGCTGCAACAAAATAACGTCATAGTGCCTGTCGTATTGGACGACTTTATTAAGAAGCTTGTTTTGCTTGAGGTTATAGACAACGAGCCTGATAGCCCTTTCGTAGAGGCCACTACAGCTACGCCTTAGCCGTCCTGCTAGTGGAAACTGGCTACTGGCCGCCAAACATACCTTTTGAACATAACGACCTTGCTACAGTCTTTAAAGTAATGAATGACCAGAGGAAGTAGCAGGCATGTCGGGCGTCCAATTTAAAGCCGAAGTTATCGGTATTCGAGATACCGTTCAGCTGCTTAAAAAGACTGAACCTGAGATCTTTAAAGAGTTTCGGTCTAAAGCCAAATTCGCTGTTGACCCTATAGTCAAGGACGCTCAAGCCCGACTCACTCAGGCTTCTAGTCGCAACGGTAAAAACGCTCCGCTGTCCGGCATGGTTCGCCCTTGGGGAAAGAAGAAGGGCCGTGTCGTACCGGGCTGGTCTCAAAGCGTTGCTGTTAAGGGCGTCAAGGTGCAAGTACGCCCAAGTAAAACAGCGTTCTTGACTGTCACTCAGCGTCAGATCGCCCCTGCCGTATTTGATATTGCAGGACGCAAAAACCCTAACGTGCTGTCACGACAGTTAGACCTTTTTGCTCGAGCGTCCCGAACTATGTGGCCAGCTGCCGAAAGCAAAGAAGATGAAGTCACAAAGAATCTTGCCGAACTCGTTGATTATGTGAACGAGAAAACAAATAAGAAACTAAGGTTCTAGGCATGGCTGGCATAACTATCCCTTTGATCACCGAGTTTAAAGACGTCGGTATTAAGCAAGCCTTGAAAGAGTTTAAGAAACTTGAGACAGCCGGGCAGAAAGCACAGTTTGTTATTAAGAAAGCTGCTGTGCCTGCCGCTGCTGCTTTGGGCGCTGTTGTCGCTGTAATCGGTTCCTCTGTTCAGGCCGCCATTGAAGATCAGGCTGCACAAAAATCGCTTGCTGATCAAATTAAAAGGTCAACTAAAGCGACTGACAAACAGATCGCAGGCGTAGAAGATTACATTGCCAGCCTTGGCAAATCTGTTGCTGTGTCTGATGACGAAGCTCGACCAGCGTTTCAAAAACTTATTACTGCTACCAACGACATTACAAAAGCACAAGAACTTTTAAACATTGGCTTAGACGTTAGTGCCGCTACAGGTAAGGACCTTGGCTCTGTGTCTGAAGCTTTAGCTAAAGCTTTTGAAGGCAACATGCGGCCCCTATCGCAATTATCGCCTGAACTTAAAACGCTAGTAAGCGAAGGCGCAGATCTTAATACTGTTTTGGGCGTCCTTAAAACTAACTTCGGTGGTGCAGCAACAGCGGCCGCCGATACTGCAGCTGGTGGTATGAAGAAACTTGGTATTGCTTTTGACGAGACTAAAGAATCTATTGGCAAAGCCTTTTTGCCAATAATGGAAAAACTGCAACCAGTTCTAGAAAAGTTTGCGGATTGGGCAGAAAAGAACCCGGGCCTACTAACAGCAGTCATAGCTGGCATGGGCGTCTTAGCTGGTTCAATTTTGCTAGTAAATGCTGCAATGCTGTTAAACCCTGCGGTAGCCATGGTTGCTGCCTTTGTTTTCTTAGGTATTGCTGTAGTTGAGGCATACAAGAAATTTGAAGGTTTTAGAGATGTAGTTAAAGTTGTAGTTAACGGCGTCTTAGGATATTTAGAAACGCTAGTTAACGCTTGGATTACTGGCATAAACCTTATTATTAAAGCGGCGAACCTTGTGCCGGGCGTCAACATTGGCGAGATAGGCAAAATACAGCTACCCCGTATGGGCGACGGTTACAAAGGCGGCTCATACGACTCGGGCGCTGGCATGACACAAGCACCCGCCCTGTCTAGTAATGATCGTGGCATGGGCGGTATGGCTGGCGCTACTTCGTACTTTACTGTCAATGTGCAGGGAGCAGACCCTAACGCAGTCGTCAGGGCGCTACAGGATTACAACAGGACAGCAGGCCCTATACCAGTCAACACTCGGCCAAACTAATGACTCGGCAAGTTTGGAAAATTGAACGGTTTTCAAGTGACGTTACTGATGATGTTATGTCTTTTACTTATTCAACAGGTCGACGTACACAGTTTGACTCTTATGCGCCCGGGTCTCTTATCTTGACGATCAGAAACGAGTCAGGGCAAGCTAATGGCTACGACCTTAACGACAAGATTATTTTAAATGCACTTGGTAGCGGCTTAGATTGGTACCAGTGGTTTTATGTGCAAGAGGTTTTATTTAACGATGTTGGCGGTAATGGTGAAGGTTCTACGGCCACCATTGTTTGTACCGATCTACTTGGCAGGCTTGGTCGAATACAAGTTTTTGAACAAGTAATTGCTAGCCAAAAAACCTTGCTTCAAATACAGACAGAGTTTCAATCTTTTCTACCAGCAGGAACTGGAATTGAATTATGGTTAAATGGCGATTCAACAGCAGCCGCCGACCCTTCCTATACAGGAACGGCTCTCAACAGACTTAACTTAAATATGGTTACTGAACAGGGATGGTTGAGTGTTGTAGAAGTTTCACTCTATTTGTATTCTCGAAGCTCCTTTGTACAACTTTCGCCCGGCCAAATTACTTTCGCCCGTACTGCTTCAGGCTCATTTCAGTTTGGGTACTCAGATATTCAGCGGATTGCTCTCGGCTCAAACTATCTCAACACTTGTACGGTCATTCCACCAGTGGCCGCTCAACAAAACTACGCTGACGCTACTGGGATTGCCGCATACGGCACTTACGGCGCAGAGTTTGCAAGCGTAGACAACTCGGCGACACAGGCGCAGGACTTCGCCACATGGCAAGTCCAGTCACGATCTGACCCTGATCAACTATCATTCCAGATTAGCTTTTCCGACACTGCCAACAATTTAACAAAGTTTTTTGATTCTGTTTTTACAGTGCAACCTGTTGTAACAGTTTCTTACCAAAACCCCGGAGACGCAACAACCTACACTTCATCTCAGATCATTCAAGGCTGGTCAATGTCCGTTACCCCTTCACGGACAGACATTGAAGTTTTTACTAGCCCGCTCACATATACCAACTTTTTCATTCTTGACGACGCCACTTTTGGCGTCCTAAACACAAGCCGTCTCGGCTGGTAAGGTACAAATCATGACAATCAACACGACCTTTACCGTTGGGGCTACATTGACTGCGGCCCAACAAAACAACTTCCCAAGAGGCTTAGCTGCTACGCCTGCCACCTCAACAACGACAGATTCAACTATCACCGCTGAGGAAGTCCAGTTAACTTACGTTTTCTCAGCTGTCTCAGGCAGAAACTATCTGTTGACCTACAGCGAACCGTCCATAAGTAGCACCGTTAACTCGACGATTACCGCCCGATTAAGGGAAAGCAGCCTCATCGGAACAAACATCAACAGCACACAACTTTATTCCGTTTCAGGTTTCAACGGACAGGTTGTTCTGCAAACAATTTATACGGCCACAGCGTCAGGGTCTTTAACAATTGTGGCGACTTTGCAGTCGTCCGCAGGTACCGCTACCGCGACTAGGTTAAGTAGCCGATTCCCTGAACTGTACGCAATAGACATGGGTACTGGATACTGATGAAAGCCCTTATAGCTGCCGCTTTACTGTCTGTCGCTTTAATGTTTGTGGTGACCAGCTGTAGCGACAGAACCCGTCAAACCTGCCAAAATCAACCAACAGCGTCGAGGTGCAACCCATGAAAAAATACAGCAACAGCGAAATTAAAGCCCGCCTAATCCTTATCGTAGGTATCGCTTTAGCGTTAGCGTTCCTAGGGTCAACAGGCGCCCTACTGTACGGCCTGCTGTTTGTTGTACAGCCGTTAGACGTCAGCCCTAACGACGAATCCGCTTGGGCTTTACTGTCACCAATGATGTTGTTCCTTACGGGCGCCCTATCTGGAATCCTTGCCAGCAACGGCCTTAAAGACAAAGGGCAAGGCGATGACCAGTAGGCCCTATACCGGGACAAAAGACGCCGTACACGAAAAGCCCCGAGAAGGCACTAAAGCGTTTGTTGAATACTGCAAATTCCTGTTTGGCGTCAAGTCTTTAGGAATATTTGCTAACCGCAATGTCAACGGGTCAGGTATGCATAATCCGCCTAAGTCTGTTCATGCCACATGGCGAGCTTTTGACTTGTCTTGTGACGCTAAAACCCGCTACAAGCTCATTGACTTTCTATACACCCACAGGGACATTTTGGGCATAGAAGAAATCCACGACTACAGCAACACTTACAA